TGGCGATGGGCGAGTCTAAGATGAAAGGCTTAAAGAAGCTAGAAGGTGAAATCACCCGAGGCAAAGCTGAAACCGTCTTGCGACAGATGCACAAGGATTTTGATAAAATTCGTGCAAATCCAGCATTTCACAAGTGGGCTAAAAAACAGCCTGCGTGGGTTAGGGACGCATTGTATAAAAATACTAATGATCCCCATGCTGCTAGTCGAGCAATCGACTTATTTAAAGCTGATATAGCTAAAGAAGCTAAAAATCAGGGTGCAGCCTCTCCAGTAGGACGCACGACATCCGCAGCACCTTCCGGTGGTAACAGACCACGATTCAAGGAAAGTCAAATCGAAAAAATGTCACCCGCTGAATATGAAAAGAATGAAGATGCTATTCTTGAAGCTATTCGACGGAATGAATTTGATTATGATGTTTCAGGTGCGGCTCGATAACACTACTAAGTGTTGCATAAATCACCAAATGGTGGTATAACAAAAGCATCAAACTTATACAAACTAACCCTTACTAAGCTACTTAGTTTGTTTGATCCCCAGAAGAATATAGACGATTAGTCCACCAGTTAGGTGAGGCCCGTATATACGGCAGTGTATACGCACCCTCTTTACCTTACTGCCGCTTAATAGCTCTCTTCTGATCTGACCAGCCCTTATGGGCCGCCATTTCACAAGGAGAAATACAATGGCATTCGCAAAAGCAAGTGGGTATTCTAACCTACCAAACGGAAACTTCTCACCTGTAATTTACAGTCAAAAAGTGATGAAGGAATTCCGCAAAACTTCCGTCTGTGAAGACATCACTAATACTGATTACACAGGTGAGATCAGCCAATTTGGTGACAGTGTGCGCATTATAAAGGAGCCTGAGATCACGGTATCAACGTATGAGCGTGGTACAACTCTGGCTACTCAAGATCTCGCAGACGCTGACTTCACAATGGTTGTTGATCAAGCAAACTATTTCCAGTTTGCAATCGACGATATCGAAGCGGCACACAGCCACGTTAACTTCATGGATCTGGCAACAGACCGTGCAGCTTATCGTCTATCTGATACATTTGACTCAGAAGTATTGGGTTACTTATCAGGTTGGAAAGGCGGCGCAGGCTCATGGGCTCGTCGTTCAGCTTCCGGTGATACTAACGGTACTAAAGCAAACTCAGCAGCAGGCAACGATGAATTACTTGCAGCAAATTCTCTGAATATTACAGAATTTGGTGGATCTGATCTTGGCGTAGCTGGTGAAGTTACATCAATTCCAATGGCAGCAGGCGGTGGCGCAGGAGCCATCACTTCACCTTTGGCGTTGTTAAACCGTATCGCACGTAAGATGGATCAAGCAAACGTAGATCAAGACGGGAGATGGGTCGTTCTTGACCCGGTCATGATCGAAATGCTCATGGACGAAGATTCAAAATTCATTAATTCCGACTTCGGTGGTGGAGATGAATTGCGCAATGGTCGTCTAGGTAATGGTTTGATTCGTGGCCTTCGTGTCTACAAATCTAACAACTTACCTTACTTGGGCACTGGACCAGACACAAATGCGGCAGCGGGTTCTGAAACGAACTTCGGCGTGATTGTTGCTGGACATGACTCATCTATCGCATCTGCACAGCAGTTGGCAAAAACGGAAACATTCCGCTCACCAACTACATTCAGTGATCAGGTCCGGGGCATGCAGCTCTATGGGCGCAAGATCTTGAAGCCAGAAGCTATCATGACCGCAGTATATAACGCTGCATAACTAAATATTGTGGGGGACTTAACGGTCCCCCATACACTTTGATTAGGGTAGCATATGCCTAGTACATTCATAGATCTTACAAATACTTTGCTTCGACGCCTCAATGAGGTTGAAATAGCAGAAGCTGATTTTGGCAGCACACGAGGCGTTCAGGCATTAGCCAAGGACGCCATTCGTTCTTCTATAGCCAAGATTAATTCGGCTGAGTTTGAGTGGCCTTTCAATGCTGCACAACATTCGCAGACATTAACTGTTGGTGTAGAAGAGTATAGCTGGCCTACTTTCTTTAAGACAGCAGAACATAATTCATTTCAGTTAATTGGTGATCCTGCACTAGGTACAACAAATAAACCCCTGAAGTTTATCTCCCGAGACGTATGGTATCAGAAGTATAGGCATCTTGATGCTGACGCTGGTGCATCTGGTAGAGGTAAACCTGAGTTTGTATTTCCATCACACGGAAATGGATATGGCCTAACACCATCTCCCGACAACACTTACACAATTACATTCCAATACTTTCTGACCCATTCTGCCTTACAGGCGGCAGGAGATCAGACCCGAGTACCTACGATATATGATCACATCCTAATAGATGGTGCTCTATACTACTTATATATGTTTAGGGATAACACCGAGCAAGCCAACGTGGCTATGTCTCAGTTCCTTCAAGGTATTAAAGACATGCAGTCTGTGCTTATCAATAAGTACGAGAGTATTAGAGATACCCGAGTAAGTTTTTAATGGCTGATAATATCCAATCATTTAAGGCTGTCTGTAGAGGTGGCCTAGACGCTACGCAGAACCATCTGCTATTAAGCGATGAGAAGCCCGGGGCAGCAACCCGGCTTGTTAATTATGAGACCAGCCTATTTGGTGGATATAGACGCCTAGAAGGATATGAGGATTACGGACCTAACCCTGTTGTAGGTGGTGATAATGCCGAAGGACCAGTTTTAGGTCTAGAAATATTTTATAACGATAACACATTAGCTACAGAAATTATTGCGGCTAGAAAAGACAGAGTGTACACATACACTGTCACAGGATCTCCTCGAAGTGTTTTTAACTTTAATGATGATAACAGTCGTTCTCTAACTATAACAAACACTGCTAATTTTGCTGTATTGCTTGATGGAAGTATTTTAGCATCATCTGCTTACACTAGAAATGGCAACGCTATAACCTTAAATACAGCGGCTCCTGTAGGTTCCGTAGTTGTAATTGATAACCGAGAATATAACTTCTACCGTTTTGTATCTGGTGCGGGTTGGTCTAAGTACACAACAGGAGTTACCAGAAATACTGTAACAAGTAATGACAGTCTAACAATTAAACGATTGCGGGCAGCTAAGTTTAACTTCGGTGGTGGATCTAAAATATGCTTCGTAGATGGCATTAACAACGCAGTTGTATACGATGGCACTAATTGGAAAGAACTAAGTCCTACTAACAGTGGCGGTGCATCCTCTCCGGGTGGTACAAACGTACCAGCTAGACCTGAGCTAGTAAAAGCCTTTGAGGGATATTTATTTCTTGGTGGTGATCAAACAAACGCCTCACAGGTAGCTTATTCAGATACACGTAATGAAACAAACTTTGACCCAGCTACTAACTCTGCGGTTATTAGAGTTGGTTTTGATCTAGTTCAACTCGCTCCATTCCGTACTGACTTATTCATATTTGGTACAAACGAAATCAAGAAGATTGTACCAGACAACGATCTAGTATTTCTCGTAGAGCCTGTGACAGCCAACGTAGGTTGTGTAGCACGAGACTCGGTTGTTGAAATAGGTGGTGATCTAGCATTCTTAGCTCCTGATGGCCTGCGTCCGGTTTCTGGTACTTCCAGAATTGGTGACGTAGAGATCGAAACAATTTCCAAATCTATACAAACACTTGTACAGACTTTGCCTTCATCCTATGATTTATCGGATCTAGTCTCTGTGGTGGTTCGTAGTAAAGGGCAACTTAGATATTTCTTATCTGGAGCGGCTACAACAGTTACGGAAGGGTTTGGACTAATCGGAGGCCTTCGTACTTCTGACCAACAGCTTGGATGGGAATTTGGTGAGCTTCTAGGTATAAGAGCAAACTGTGCTGCATCAGATTACGTGAATGGACAAGAGATTGTTCTACACGGTGACTATGATGGTAAAGTATACCAGCAGGAAAAAGGCACACAGTTTGGTGGTAATGATATTACCGCAGTGTACTCCACTCCATTCTTTGATTTTGGAGATACTGAAGTTAGAAAGAACCTACGCCGAGTAAATACATTTATACGTGCTGAAGGTAACTTGGAAATATTCTTAGGCGTTACTTATGATTGGTTCGCCGCAGATACTGCAAATCCTCAATCATTTATCGAACAGATTACAGGTCGTCCTGTTGTCTATCGAGGGACTAACACAACATATAATGGTTCAGGTTTACTTTATGGTGGATCTGACAAACCTATACTTAGCACTGCCGTAGAGGGCAGCGGATTCTCAGCACGAATTACTTACGTTACTACAGGCAACTTTGAACCTCACAGTATTCAAGGGATCGTCCTAGAGTATACGCAATCAGGGAGACGATAATGGCTGGATATACCAGACAGTCCACAGCAAGCATAATAAACGGTGAGAACATTACAGCTCCACCACTAACGGCTGAATTTAACCAGCTTGCAGCGGCTTTTAATCTCAGCAGCGGACACTCCCATGACGGGACCACGGGGAATGCCCCTAAGATTGAACTATCAACTTCGGTTTCAGGATTTCTTCCTGCAATTAATGGTGGCTTGGGTGGACGTAATAACTTTGCTGCTACTCGTGTACCGGGTGCTGGAGATGATACTGCTGATGGGTATGTTGTAGGATCTAGCTGGTATTTCGTTAATGATGATCGTTATTTTGTATGTGTGTATGCTGCGTCTGGTGCGGCTGTATGGTTAGAGAATAGGTTCATAGATACTAATGGTGATTTTAGACCACACGCTAACAACACAAATGACTTAGGTAGCACAACTAAGCGTTGGCGGGATCTATTTGTAAGCCGAAACACAGATATTGATGGTACTTTAAACGTAGCTGGTACAACACATTTAGGTGGTGCTGTTACTATTGCAGCTAATGCAAACTTCACTACAGGTACTACAACAATTAATTCTATTGATGTTGCTTCTGGTGCTCTTGATAGCACTACTATTGGTATTACTAATGCGGCGGCTGGTGTATTCACAACTTTAGAAGCTGCCACTTTAACAGCAGCCACAGCAGACATTAACGGTGGATCTGTCGATGGTGCTACAGTAGGTGCAAACTCACACAGCACAGGTAAGTTTACCACTCTACAGTCTACAGGTTTAGCAACACTGAACTCAGTAAACATTGATGGTGGTGCTGTCGATGGTACTGTTATTGGTGCTAACAGCGCAGCGTCTGGTAATTTCACTACAATATCTACCACAGGTCAAGCTACACTAGCATCTGTTGATATTAATGGTGGAGCTGTAGATGGGGCCACTATAGGTGCTACTACAGCATCCAGTGGTGCATTTACTACAGTAACGGCTAGTGGCGGCATTACAGGTGCACTAACAGGAAACGTAACGGGTAACACGGCAGGGGTACATACGGGAAATGTTGCGGGCAACGTCACAGGTAACCTAACAGGTAACGTAACCGCTGGTTCTGGTACATCCACATTCAACAACGTGACTATCGACGGTACGTTGAACATGAATGCTGGTACGTCAGCTACTATCACTAATCTTACTGCACCAACAAATGATAATGATGCGGCACGTAAGGTAGACGTTGATAACGCTGTAGCTAATCTAGTTGATAGTGCTCCGGGTACACTGGATACACTAAATGAACTAGCGGCTGCGCTGGGCGATGATCCAGACTTTGCTACAACAATTACAAACAGCATTGCGACTAAGTTACCACTAGCTGGCGGAACCATGACAGGCGCAATCGCCATGTCCACCAACAAGATTACTGGTGTAGGTGACCCAACAGCAGCACAGGATGTTTCTAGTAAGGCTTATACAGACCAGCAGGATGCTCTTCAGGTAAATAAATCAGGCGATAGTATGTCTGGTAACCTTGCAATGGGTTCCAACAACATTACGGGATTGGCTACTCCAACTGCCAATGACCATGCTGTAAACAAATCTTATGCAGATAATATTCTTGGCAGTAGTACAGCGGCGGCGACTTCGGCTGCAAATGCTGCAATCTCAGAATCAAATGCTGCAACTTCGGCTACTAATGCAAGTAACTCAGCGGCATCTGCCTTAACTAGCAAGAATGCGGCGGCGACATCTTTAGCAACATTCCAAAACCAATATCTAGGCGCACAAGGTTCCGCTCCTACGCAAGATCCAGACGGGTCAGCCTTGGATGTAGGTGATCTGTATTTCGATACCACAGCGGGTGCTATGAAAGTATACTCCGCCAACGGTTGGACAAATGCTGGTTCATCAGTAAATGGTACTACAAACC